ATATCTTTATCTATATCCTTAGATATATAGATATTATAGGATTCTTTTTGGTACTCTGTAAGTTCTGCCATATCATTTCATTCTAATTAGTAGTAATAGTTGAAGAAGTATTACCTGTTCCTCTATTTTCAATTAGTTCTAATATATTCTCTGTATCTTTAATTTCTTTCTTTTTAAATACATCAAAATAATTACCTTTTTCTTGCTCTCTATAAACAGGTTCTAATTGTTGATAATAAAAAGCATTAATAATTTGAAAAGGTGTGGTAGGTTCTTTAATACCAAATAATTTCATATAAGTTTCTGGATTTACTTTAGCTTTCATTGTTTCAGCTAATTCATTTGCAGCAGCCTCTTGTGATAATTCTCTAAAATTAACTTGACCTTCTCCTTCAAAAGCAATATCAAAAGATTTACCATGAGCTAATTTTCCAATCTCTGATAATGCTTTCTGAGCAGCAACCAGTGCTCTAAAAGCTTGAGGACTTGTACTTACATCACCTATTGTTTTTTTCAAAAGTTCAAGGTCTTTATTAGATACTGGATATAATAATTTAGCTTTTCCTACTACTTGTGAAAAAGTAGCTGCTGTAACTATTTCTTTAAATTCAATTAAATCTTTATCTGAAAATTCTTTTGTATCTTGATTTCTATCTATAAGTTTATTTGCTGCTTCAAGTAAACCTACTTCGTCTAATACTTTTTCGAATCCAGAAAAAGCTGATTCTAAAATACCAACAGGTGGTTCTTTTCCTCCTTGAGCTAATTTATATACTGCATTAAATCGAGTATCAACAGCCATATCAGTTTTACCTTTTTCATAATCAGCAGCATATGTATTATAAAGTTTACCTAAACTCAATTTCTTTTGAGTTTCAAATCTTTTCTCAGGATTTTGAGCTTTATACCATGCTATATCTTCAGCAATAAATCCTTTTTCAGCTTTAAGAACTCCACTTGAAATCATACCTAATGGAGATTTAGCTTGACCGAGTGGTTTAATACCAGATGATTCGTTTATTATATGTAAACCCATTAAAAACATTCTTTTTCTATCTTTATCATCCCATACTTCTTTCATTTTACCAGGTAAGTCTGTAGCAATATTTTGAAAAGCATCTCCGACAACTTCTGTAAAATTAGATAAACTAAATTTCTTTTTCTTTTTTACTTCATCTTTTTTAAGATCATTACTAACTATTTCAGTTAAAGCATTTCCACCATCAATTTCTATTTTATTATCTTCTATTACTTTAGCTACTGTTGAATCACTATCATCTACTTCATCTATTGTACTAATATTATTTAAATCTACTGTTGATTCATTATCATCTACTTCATCTTCCTGAAAGATAAATTTACCTTCTTCATTTAGGCTACCCCACTTTTTTCCTTCATCAGTTTCTATAACTCCATAATCTATATTTTGTTTTTTCCAATAATCAGGATGACTCTCTATATATTTAGTTGCAGGTTGATTCTTTTTACTTTTTTTAGGATCTAAATACTTTTCTAAACTTTCTAGTTTTTTTTCATTTTCTTTTAATTTTTCTACTTCATCTATAATATAATCAAGATTAGCCATTAAACCTCCTTAAAGTCTACATCAAGTTTAGAGTAATCTACCATTAAGTATCCATTATCATCTACTTCTGCAGCTTGAGGTACTTGATGAGCCATTACACCTTGATATGTTTTATCATCACCTAAATATTTAAAGTTATAAATTTTAATTCCCATAGGAGATTTACCAACTAATTTAATATCTTCTTTCATTCTAATATCTGATCCCATCATTGAATAAGCAGATAATCCTGCACCTGCTACTTGACCAAAGATACTCGGTCCAGCTACTGGTGTTCCAACTGATCCTGATCTTTCTTCTCCATAACTTCTTATAGGAGCACCTGATAAAGCTCCAACCATTTGTCTTATTTGTCCAGCAGGATATTCTCGTTTTTCTATAAAATCTCTGTAACCTTCTGCAAGACCAGCTTGTTCTATACCACGTGCTTGTTGACCGAAGGCTTGAAGACCTTGTGCACCTGATTGTAAAGCTCCTATCTGAGTAGTTGCTCCTTGTAATTGTGTAGCTCTATCTTGAGCAAATCTACTTGCACCTGATTCAAAACCAGCTTGTCTTAATCTAGCTGATGTATCAGCTACTGAATCTAAATATCTTTCTTGTCCTAAAACATTTTCTATACCTTGTCTCGATCCACCAAAAGCTCCTGCACCTATAGCAGAAGCATCCATAGCTTTTTGAGATTGTCCATAAGCATCACCTAAATCTCCTAAAGCTCCTGAAACAACTTGAGATTCATAAGGATTAGCATAAGCTTGAGCTGTTGCTGTATCGTAAGTTTGATTTGCAATACCAGCTAATTGACCAGCTTGGGGAATTACTTGATTAGCATACACATTAGAAGCTGTTTGTTCCATAGGATCTAATTGAGCTACACGTTGACCTTGATATGCAGTATAAGGTTGAGAAAATACATTTTCTGCTGTTCTTAAAGTTCGTTCTTGAATTTCTTTAAAGTATTCAGGTATA